GCAGGGAGAATGTGGTCCAGTCGGTCCTCCTGGGCCTACTGGTTTTCGTGGAGAACGTGGGCGCGATGGTGATGGATCTCCAATTTGGGGCAAGGAGTACGCCGGGCTGATAGATGGTTTGGACACACGTCTGCGAGCTATCGAACGGGTGCTTTTTGATTTGAACGGTCATCCAAGGATATAAAAATAGCTACCTGTAGCATGCTTGCTACCTGTAGCATTTCTACCCGTTGACGGAAATATATCGCAGGTCTACGGTTGGGACGTAGGGCAAGAACCGCTCAAACGTCAAACCAAATGGAGACCTGCTATGAAACGTTACACCGTCGCACTGGTATCACTCGTCGCACTCATGTTTACCACGCTGGCGCAAGCCGGTGAGGTCTACGCTCGTACCATCGTCACGCTGCAATCTGGTGGTGCTGGCGCCACCAACGTCGCGTGGACGATTGGCAAGTATGATCGTCCTACCCTGCTGCGCATCTCGACCGTTGGGATGATTCCCGCGGCCACCACTGGCATCTGCTATGTGGTCTACGGTGATGACGCCGGGTCTACGAACGTGCTGTGCACGCTGACGAATGCAAGCGGCACCGCGTCGCAGTTCATCAATCCTACTCGCTACCTTCAGGCTGGCGACGTGGTGAATTACGGGGCGAACATGGGCGCCACGAACGGCGCGGTTCGATTCGAGTACATCCAGCGCGACACCCGCACGATCAACTGATTTCTCCCCTTCCTGAGTTTCCAGGAGGCAACGAGATGTCGGTTGATGTCCATAGCTTGACGTTTGAGCAGGCCCAAGGCCTGTACGCCGCGGCAGCGTCCGACAACGACGCTGACGCGGTGCGCCGTCTTGCGCAGGACGATCTTTTCTTTCTGCTGACCGTGGTGCTTGGTCGGCCTGACGCGGCTCGGCCATGGGTGTATGCCCGGTGCCGTGAGTTCGAAGCGAACCCTGATGGCCGGCTGACGCTGCTGGCCCGTGAACACTACAAGTCCACGATGATCACGTTTGCCGGGACAATTCAGGCCATCCTGAAAGATCCCGATGTAACCGTGGGGATATTCTCTCACACGCGCCCAATTGCCAAGGGTTTCTTGGCGCAAATCAAGCGCGAGTTGGAAGGTAACGAGACGCTCAAGGGGCTGTTCCCTGAGATCCTGTTTTCCGATCCCGCCAAGGAATCCCCTCGCTGGTCCATGGATGACGGCATCGTGGTCAAGCGCTACAGCAATCCGAAAGAATCTACGGTCGAGGCGTGGGGTCTGGTGGATGGTCAGCCGACGTCAAAGCATTTTGGGCTGATGGTCTACGACGATGTTGTGACCAAGGAGTCCGTCAACACGCCTGATCAGATCGCGGCCACAACGCAGGCATGGGAACTATCGCTCAATTTGGGTACGGATGGCGGTCGTCGCCGGTACGTTGGCACGCGGTATCACCAGAATGACACATGGGCCACGATGATTAAACGTGGCGTTCCTGTGGTGATGCATCCGGCCACGGATGATGGCACGCCGAACGGCAATCCCGTGTTGATGTCCCGCGAAGCGCTGAATGAAAAGCGCAAGCTGATGGGTGCTTACACTTTCAGTTGTCAGCTTCTTCTGAACCCGGTAGCCGAGGGCAGCATGGGCTTCCGTCAAGACTGGCTGTGCTACTGGATACATCAGCCCAAGCGCGACCAGATGAACGTGTATATCACGGTTGATCCGTCGTCCGGCAAGAAGAAGGGTTCTGGCGATTACACCGTGATGCTGGTCCACGGACTGGGCGGCGATGGCAATTACTACCTGCTGGATGGCGTCCGCGATCGACTGAACCTGAGCCAGCGTGCCGTCGAACTGATGCGCCTGGTTCGCAAGTGGAGCCCGGTCAAGGTCGGGTACGAAGAGTACGGCATGCAGGCCGACATCGAGCATTTGCGATTGCTGATGGACCAGCAGGGCTATCGGTTCAATCTGGTTCCCTTGGGCGGGAAGTTGACCAAGCACGACAGGATTAAAAACCTACAGCCGTTGTATGAGTATGGCCGCATGTGGCTTCCCTGCCGGTCCGTGTTCGTGGACGTCGAGGGCAAGGCTCGTGATCTGGTGCAAGAGTACCTCGAAGACGAGTACAGCATGTTCCCGGTCTGCACGCATGACGACATGCTGGACTGTCACGCTCGCATTCTGGACGAGACGTTCGGTGCGTGCTTCCCGAAGCTTTCGCAAGAGTTCCCATATTCGATTTCACGCCCGGTTGATCGGGCAAATAGCGATTACGACGTGTTGTCGTCGTCGTCCGTTCCCGCATTCGCGTAAGGAGGTTCCCATGTGTTTCGGAGGAGGAGGAGCGCCAAAACCGCCAGCACCAACCGAGCCGTTGAAGCAGGTTGATCAGGCGTCTGCGTCCGCAACCAGCGAGATGCGCCGTCGCATGGCAATGGCCAAGGGACTTGAGTCCACATGGACGCGCAACGCCTACACCGCGCAGGCGCAGTCTGGCAACAAGGCCGCAAACCTGGGGGCCACGAAGTAGTCATGGCAAAGCAAACCCCATACCCGGAGGTTCGGAAGTACGTCACACGGCGTGCTGATGCCTTCGTGCTTGGGCGTCGCCAGCATGAACCTGCCATGAAGGACTGCCGGGATTACATCCTGCCGGATGTCGGTCATTCGTTTGACCAAGACCCGGCGCTGGTGGCCAAGGATGGATCGCGCAAGGATTCGAAGATCATCAACTGCACGCCGACCGAGGCCGCGTTGACCTTGGCTGCCGGGATGCAGTCGGGCCTGACGTCTCCCTCGCGTCCGTGGTTCAAGCTGGCGGTTCCGTATGCGCAGATGCGCGAGGTTCCGACCGTTCAGCGGTACCTGCAGGACGTGCAGGACGTGATGACACAGGTCTACGCGCAGTCGAATATCTACAACATTCTTCACGACACCTATCTGCACCTTGGCACGTTCGGCACGTCCGCCGCGTTGATCGTGGAGGATGACGAGCGCATCGTTCATGGGTTCATGTTGGATCAGGGCAGCTATGCGTTGGGGATCGACAAGCGCGGGTTCGTCAACTCCCTTTGGCGCACGTTTTCCCTGAGTCTCTACAACCTGGCCGAGGAATTCGGCAAAGAGAACCTCCCGCAGACCTTGCAGGACAAGTTGGCGGCTGTCGAGACTGGCGCGGTTTCGCGCATGGACGACGAAGAGTGGCAGGTGGAATGCCTGATCGAGCCGTCGTCTGATGCGCTGGAACTGCCTGACGTGATGGGGCGTCCGTATCGATGCATCTATTGGCTGACGAAGATGTCCGGCATGTCCGACGCCGAGCGTGATGGCATCCTGGCGGTGCGTGGCTATTCCGGCAATCCGATCTTGGCTCCGCGGTGGCATCTACCGGTTGGCATCTACGGTTATGGGCCGGGGCGTCGCGCCATTGGCGACTGCAAGCAGTTGCAGGCTATGGAAACGGACAAGCTTCGGGCGTTGCGTCTGATGGTCATACCGCCTCTGGCTGCTCCGGACACGATGAAGGGGATCGCTCTGAACACGTTTCCTGGCGGAATCACCTACTACGGGCAGTCTGGCGTTGCTGCTGGCAAGCCGTCTATTGGGCCGTTGTATGAGACCCGGGCGGACCTGAACGCTGTGAACTTCACCATTCAGATTGTTGAGCAGCGCATCCGCAAGGCGTTCTTCAACGATCTGTTCATGATGCTGGCCTCCATGGGCGACACGCCGCGCATGACAGCCCGTGAGGTCGTGGAGCGCCATGAGGAAAAGCTGATCATGCTCGGTCCGGTGCTGGAGCGGTTGCACCTGGAGCTTTTGGACACCCTGATTGACCGGACGTTCCAGATTTGCCTGGACAAGAAGATGCTGCCCGATCCTCCGCAGGAGCTTCAGGGCATGCCGTTGAAGATCGAGTACATCTCCATGCTGGCATCCGCCCAGCGCATGGCTGGCATGCAGGTGCTGGGGCAGTTCGTCAGCTTCGTGGGGACCATGGCTCCGGCCATGCCGACCGTCCTGGACAAGGTTGACGCCGACAACATCGTTGACGAGGCCGCGGCTGCTCTTGGGGTTCCGGCTGGCATCGTGGTTTCCGACAAGGATGTTGCGGTTGTACGGGCGCAACGGGCCAAGCAACAGCAGATGCAGCAGATGGCTGCGGCTGCTCAGGTGGCCACACAGGGGGCCAAGGACTTGGGGCAGGCTTCTCTTGATCCTGGCACGGTCCTTGGCCGCTTGGCGCAAATGCGTGGCGACGCTGGCGGCATGGGAGGGGTTGCTCCATGAGTGTCGAGCAACTCCAACAAGCGCAGCGTGATGATCAGCGTCGGGCCGAGGCTTTCGAGCGCGATGTGGTCAAGGACGTAATGGACGTTCCGGCCGGCAG